CCCGAAGCAATGGGTGGTGTTCGTGCGCCACGTCTTGATGTTGCCGCTGAGCAACAGGTTCAGCAACAGTTCGGTCCAGAAGCCCAAGCCGTTGGCGCTTTAGGTTTGTTTGACATTCTCGATAGAAAGATTAAAGGACAGGCATAATGGCTGAAGAACAGAAACCAATGCCGCAATGGATTAAAAACCTTACTGCGCCCGAATCTACAAAACAATATCTTTATGAACGATGGCTTGCTGGAGAAATTTCAGACAAAGCACCAGCACAAGACTGGGGTGTCATAACAGACATTGCAGACGCCATACGAAAACTAACATTCAAAAAATCGAAGATTCGTAGCGATACATTCCCTAAACAATCTCTTGAACAAATACAGCAAACTGCTTCAGAAATTGCTCAACGCCGCAATGACTTAAGACTCGCCATTTCAGAAACAGATGGCGTCGATGTCGTTTTAGGTGACGAAACATTGACCCTTGATGAAGCAATCAAACAAGAACAAAATTTAACAATAGTCAATAACCAATATAAAAACGCCATTGACCGTCGACGCCCATCTTCAGAAAGAGTCAAAGACCCTGACTCCAATTTACAGGTTGCTTTAGAAACAGCACAATCCAATGCCGATACTGCATACGCTGAAATGCTCCAAGAAATTACAGCGTTCCCAGAAACGTCACAACCATACCGTGACCGTTATTTTGCGTCCCTAAAAATTTTGGACCAAGCCGAAACTAAAGCATTAGATAAAGGACTCACCATCCCTAAAACAGTTACGGTGGAAATGGGTTTACCTACACGCGATATTACGGCTCCGCCAACAACCGCCGAAGCGCTTAGAAAACCTGTTACAACCAGACTTCCATCTGGTGTTGCTGCACAACAAGGTGCGGTTGCAACTACTGTTACCCCAGTAGAGGACCGTGCGGAACAGGCACGTTTTGGGCGGATGAAAACTGGTGAACTTCGACCTGGCACAAAAGTAACACCGACACCTGCTGGCGAACCAGCACCTACTGAAACAGTTGTACCTACCACCCCAGTAGTTGACCCAGCCAAACGAAAAGCATTTGTAACTGCACAACTCACCGCCCGTGGTTTAGAAAACACTCCAGCGAATCGTGAGATTTTGCGTAAAGAATACGTAGCGTCTTTGGCGAAACCTGTAACAGTAGATGGCAAACCAGTAGTCGGTAAACCAACAGACGGTAAACCAACAACAATTAGCAACGCATGGGAAACAACATTTCGAGAAACGTTCCCAGCAAGAGCGTGGCTACTCGACTTAGACCGAACAAAATACCCTCAACTATTCAAATTATTAAATACAGCCATTTCGCAAGAATGGTACAAATCACAAGAAGGACTAACCCGTTTTGCTGCATCATTAGATGCCACAGATTTCTATAAAGAAATATCACAATCGAAACAATTAAAAACCATCCAATCCCTAGTAGGTACGTTAGGTTTTGAAGGCACAGATTTTCTTAAATTTGTATCAGATTCTATTAACTTCGGATATCAAGGCGACATCCTCAAACAAAAAGTTTATGAACAAGTATTCAAAAAAGATGATGCAGGCAACTACATCAACCCGACAGCATTAGAACGCACCAAAAAATCTGCGGACTATATCAGCACACAAAACATTGCCAAAGCATTCTTCAACACAAACCCAGCAGATTCAGATATTGAAAAGGTTTTGACAGGACAAATGCTCACAGCAGACTACGAGCGTCAACAAAGAGAGTTCGCCAAAACACGATACGGTCATCTATCAAACCTTCTCGACCAGGGTATGACATTGGAAAGCATTGCTTCCGCATACAAAACCACAGCAGCACGCCTACTAGAACTCAACCCGAACGCTATCGATATGTCCACAGGCGCATTCGAACAAGCAGTAACGTTCGGTGAAGAAGGCAAGAAACGTTTAATGACTAACAGCGAATGGGAGAAACTGTTACGCACCGACCCGCAATACGGTTGGGAGAAAACCAATAACGCTAAAGATGAGGCTCGTGCTTTGTCGGCTAATATTGCTCAAGCATTTGGAAGGATTCTCTAATGTCAATGACACCAGAAGATTTACAAGCCCTTTCCCAAGCACGTGGTCGCCCAATCACAGCACCTGTTACACCAGCGGCTGTAAACCCAAACCTTGTCACAGGGACAACTGGCACGAGTGGCATTGGACAATTCACTCCCGAACAGGCTGCCGCTATCAATGCTGCCGCCTATGAAGCAGCAGGTTTATCTGGGGACGCTGCCACAGCACAATACATACGTGACCTTGCAGCAGGCAAATTGGGTGGCGCAACAGATACACAGGCTGCATTAAACAGACTTATCGCTGAAGGTCAAGCACGTAGCGCTGCCGCAGCAACCCCAACTACAACAACTACAACAACCGCAACAACCGCAAGTGTTGTTCCACAAGATGACAACGAAACAGCCACAACCATCCTCACAAACACCCTCAAGTTTTATGGATTAGACGAACCAGAACTAGTCAACGAAATCCGCACAGCCCTAGCCAACCGCACCATCACAGGCTCATCAACAGTCGACGAAATCGGTATCCAACTACGTGAATCACCAGCATTCAAACGACGATTCGCAGCAAACGAAGCACGACGAGCAGCAGGCAAACCCGTCTACTCCGTCACCCAAACACTCCTCTTAGAATCCCAATACCGCAAAAACTTGCGTGACTCAGGAATGCCACCAGGGTTCTACGACGACCCGACATCACTACAAAACTTCCTCATCAACGACATCTCCCCAGATGAGATACTCGCCAGAGTAACCCAGGGCTATCAGGCTGTACGCAACGCAGACCCGACAGTCATCAACGAACTCAAAACGTTATACAACCTTGATGATGGGTCAATCGCAGCATTCTTCGTAGACCCAACCAAAGCCCAAGACAACATCCTACGAGCAGCACGCGCCGCCGAAGTAGCAGCACAAGCCCGCAAACAAGCAGGCATCGGACTCACCGCCCAAACAGCCGAAGAACTAGTACGGCAAGGCATATCCGAAACAGAAGCACAAGCAGGATTCACAACATACAAACAACAAGAAAGCCTCTACCGACCATTAATGGGCGAAGAAGAACTCACCCAACAAGAAGCCATCGCAGGCACACTCGGCACAAGCGCCGAAGCAGCACAACGAATAGCGACACGCAAACGACGACGCAAAGGCACATTCGAAGCAGGCGGCAAAGTCAGCCTACAAACAATCGAATAACCAAATAGTTGACAACACCATAAACGTTCATTACTATTCAATGTGATACGTTAAGTAGGAACCTACACAGAAAACCCCCAGTCTGTGTGGAGCAATTCGGGGTGACAAATCAATAGCAGCCATCACATACCTCTGATGTGATGTGGGCAGAAACGGAGAGTGCCATATGTCAGAGTTTGACAACTACGACAGCGAAGACCAGATAGAAGAATCCGAAACCCGAAACCCAGTTAGGGCAAGGATGAAGCAACTGGAAAAGGAAACCGCAGAACTGCGAAAGCAAGTAGCGGAAGCCGAAGCAGCAAAACGAGAATTAGCATTTGTTAAAGCAGGCATCGACCCGCTTCAACCGATGACAAAATATTTCGTTAAAGCATACGACGGCGACCTTAACCCAGAAGCAATCCGTCAGGCTGCTGTAGAGGCGCAATTGATTAGTCCACCCCAGAATCAGCCATCTGCGGATGAGATGCAAGCCTGGCAGCGTACCAACAAGGTCGCCGCTGGAAGCCAAACATCTCAACCACCAGTTGACTGGGCACGCAGGTTGAACGAAGCAACTTCGCCACGAGAAGTAGAACAAATTTTGTCTGAGGCACGGGCAGCACAACAACAGTAATATCCCCCTCAAAACAAAAGGAATAAATAATCATGGCAGGAGAAACCCAACTCTCGTCTCTGTCAGTTGACCAGGTAGCGTTTGACCGTCTTGCGTACTTCGCATTGCGTTCAGAACTCCTTTTCGACCAGGCAGCAGACGTACAACCAGTACAACAGGCAATGCCTGGAACTGGTGTCACATTCACAATCTTCGCAGACATCGCAGCAGCGACATCTACGTTAAACGAAGTAACTGACGTAACCCCAGTAGCGCTTTCAGACAGTCAGGTAACTGTAACTCTGAACGAATACGGCAACGCAGTAGTAACCACAGCGAAACTCCGTGGCACAGCATTCTTGGATGTTGACTCGGCAGCAGCGAACATCATCGGCTACAACGCTGGTGACTCAATGGACCAAGTTGTCCGTGACGTTCTCGCCGCAGGCACGAACGTTGTTTACGCAACAGGTGGTGCAACAACCCCATCAAGCCGAGTAACGGTACAAGCAGAAGACATCATTCACGCAGACGATGTACGCAAAGTTGTTGCACAACTTCGCGGAGCAAACGTCGCAACGTTTGAAGGCTCGTACATGGGTTTCATTCACCCAGACGTGTCGTATGACTTCCGTTCCAATACTGATGTTTCAGCATGGCGCACCCCAGCGAACTATGTGAACCCAGAAGGTATCTACAACGGCGAAATCGGCAAGTTCGAGTCGGTACGTTTCATTGAAACACCACGCGCCAAAGTGTTCACAGACGCTTCAAACGGAACCAGCACAACTGGTAGCATTGACGTCTACTGCACGCACATCATGGGTCGTCAGGCTCTTGCAAAAGCGTTCAGCAGCACAGACGGCAACGGTGCAACACCAAAGATTGTTCGTGGCAACGTCACAGACATCTTGATGCGTTTGCAACCACTCGGTTGGTACTGGCTTGGTGGCTACGGTCGCTTCCGCGAGGCTTCGCTTCGTCGAATCGAATCGTCATCGTCAATCGGCACTAACTAATAACTAACTTTCACAGTTAGACAAGTAGTAGAGTCCCCCACCTTCGGGTGGGGGCTTTGCTATACTTCAGGTAACGAAAGGTTTATATGTCCATTTCTAACTACGCCGAACTAAAAATTTTGGAACACACCACAGGTAAAACCTCGTGGACAATGCCAACAACAACGTATGTGAAATTGCATACTGCTGACGCTGGTGAAGACGGCACATCCAACGCCGCCGCTAACACGTCACGCCAATCGGCTTCTTGGGCTACTGCTTCGTCGGGTTCAATCGCAACATCAGCGACAATTACTTGGACCAATGTTTCAACAACAGAAACATATACACATTGGTCGCTGTGGGATGCGTCAACTGCTGGTAACTGTTTGTGGACTGGTGCTTTGTCATCGTCTGCTGCTGTAACCGCTGGAGATACTTTCCAAATTACTTCCCTTACGCTGTCCCTCGACTAGTCGTAGGGGAATAACCCCTTATGGCACAAACAGCGGTCACAGGTTTTACTGAAACCTTTGTCCAAACAGACCCGTTTTATCGGGGAACATACAAGGCTACGGTAAGTCGAACCGCTACAGGGTCAGGTGCGGGAACAGAATCAGCGTTACATAAAGCATCAGAAACACGCTTAGGTGCATTAACCGATTTTGATTTCCCGTTCTACACAGGCGGTCGTTTCTATTTAGGTTTTGCAACTGTTCAAGTTACTGCGACAGGTTCGGGTACAGGTACACAAACCGCTTCAGGTTTCAAATCCAGGTCCGCTACCGCGACAGGTTCGGGTACTGGTACAAGTTCTGTTACTCAACTTGTGTCAAGGTTGCGTACCGCTACGGGTTCTGGTACGGGAACGGAAACTGCTGCAAGTTTTGTTACAGCGATTAGAACCGCTACAGGTTCGGGTGCAGGTACACAGTCCGCTGTTCGTTTAGTTGTTGTTATTCGAACCGCTACAGGGTCGGGTGCGGGTACTGAGACTGCTACGGGTGTCCGTTCGGCGTTAAGAACCGCTACAGGTTCAGGTAATGCAACAGCGCAAAGTGTTGCTGTCGGTTTACATA